TTCCTGCAATTCCTCGTCAGTCCAGTTAGTCAGCCCGGCATCACGCATGGACTGCCACAGCGCGGCACGAGGTAGCAGCCCGGCATTGATGAGCGTCATGGCTTGCACAGCGTCGGCCCAATTCATGATCGTCAGGAAGAACTCTGTGTTCAGCTCGAAAACCACTTCGCCAGTCGCACCCGCAATCTCAGCGCACCATATCAGGCATTGCTCTATTGCCTGGCTGACGTTGTTGGCCGCCATGCCCATGACAGACGTATCAGCCCCGCGCTGAATGCGGGCCGCCTCAGCTGTTATTTGCTGGCTAGGCGTGATGAGCTGGGCGCCGATCTGGATGGCCTGCTGCTCTTTCAGCTCCATATTTTTGATTGGCAGGCTTACCTCATTGGCCTGCACAAGATACGGCTGACCGCCATCGCCGAGCACATGATCTTGACTCCGTCAGGGTTTGCCTCGGCAAACTGCTCGTGGCTCATGTTGTTGCCGATTGACATGAACATCGTTGGCTGACCGCACACGAAAGACGCTTCCTCATTGTCGGCGCTGTTGCGGTAGTGGCCGATGTTCAATTCTGCCAGCGGGGTAAGCGGAGGCGGGTCGATGGACAGGTCGTTGTTGTTGCTGCCGACAACCACTATCGGGATGAAGTTCATGCGCTGGCCGCGAATGCGAGGCTCGATAACTTTCTCTGAGTATGGCTCTTTGCCTTGCTGCTCGAACTCGTAAACCCGCTGGCGGTAGTAGCCATCCACCAGCTCGCACACCCGGTAGCGCTCGCCAATGTGGGTGTAAAACTCGTTTTCTTGGCTTTGATACTCGAACAGCTCAAGCAGGATAATTTGCGAGCCATCCTTGCGCCAGTTGACCACGCATTCGGCATCGTACCAGGTCATGTATGGGCGGATTGCTCCGGCTTGCTGGTCAGCCAGGGATACGGTTCCATCTGGAACATTTGGCACATCAACCAGGAAAGCCCCGCGCCCGACAGACATCACTTCGCGCAACGCATCGGAAGCGGCACTCATCAGCGACTTGCCTTGGCCGTTGCTGTCCTCTGCCATGTAGCTGATTCCATCAGGCAGGGTGATTGTTGGGGTCTTGCTGGTCACGCTGCCAACCATGCCAGAAAGCGTGCGAGCGGTGAAGTTGTAGAGGATAGCTCCATCCTCGTATTCAGTCTGGCGGGCAGTGCCATACGCCTTGTCTTTCTCGTTCTTCCCCACGTCTCGCAGATAGCTCGCACAGTCAGAATCGAGCACACGCCGGATCTTCTCCCAGCGTGGTGCGTACTTCATAAATTCACGATGGCGAGTTTTTACGCCCAGGTTAACGATGCTCATTGCTATCCCCACTGGTCATTTGTTGCACTATACCGCAAAACTGAAAGGCACGTTAAGCACCGGCTTATTGATAGGCCATTCCACGTCAACCATGTACCCGATTGCCGTTGTGATGTGCTGGTATTTGTTTTTCTGGTCTTCTTGGAATGTAGACCCATTTTGCAGTTGTACGGTGGCAAGGCCCTTGTCGCACCATGGCGCAGTCTGCGGATTTACAAACAGAGATCTGGAGCCGTCAGCAGTGCAGATCTTGGCTCTGACGGCGTTCTGCCTATCCTTGATTGACGGGTGAGCATTCTTCACCTTGCGGACAAACTTCCAGCCATTGGCGCGCAATACATCCTCAATGTCGTTGTAATCAGACTTGTGACCATGCTTCTCGCCAGCTCTGCCTGCCGGGTCTCCGTAGATATGGACGGTCTTGTTCTGGTGATCCTTGAACCGCTCTACAAACTCCATGGCGGACTGCTTAGAAACGGCACTTTCCAGCACTATCTCGTCAAGCAGGTACAGCGACCCATTGCGGATAACACCAATGGCAGACGACAGCGGGGTGAAGTTCTGATCGTGCATCCAGCAAAGCAGCTCATGAGGCTTGATTGATTCGGCTGTATGATTGGCCTCGCTGTAGTCTTCATAGATGCGGCCAGATGCTGTCTCGAATGCGGCGCGGAACTCCTGGTTGTATTGCTTGGCAGACATCACCTTCCTGGCTCGCTCTGCCATCTCAGGGAATATTTCCTCGGTCATCCAGTGGAAGACTTCGTACTCGTCGCTGAATCCGGTTTTAGCCTTCTGGCACAGGTCGTAATAGTGGTTAAGGCCATCAGGCACACCTAGCAGCCAGCACCATGCCAGGTAATCTGGATCCGTTGGGTTTACAGTGTTAAGCGCCGGGTAGATGTTGGCTTCCCATGCGTCAGGCTTGATGTCGGCAAACTCGTCAATTCCGCCACCTTTCCATGGTATGCCCTCGATCCGCTGCGGCTTGTCCAGTCCGATGACATGGATCTCACTTCCGTTGCCCATGTAGATAATCAGGTCTGATTCTGATGGTCGCTTGCTGTGCGTCACAGACAGAGTTAGCGCCTTGAGGTCTTGCCAGAATATCTTCTTAGCCTGGTTGTGAGTTGGTGCTGCTGCGAAATACTGCCCAGGAATGGAGTTGGCCTGCTTTACCAAGAAGCGCTTGAACCGCTCAGTCTTTCCAGAACGACGGCCAGCTGGAACCAGTGGGAATCTTACCCCGCGATTAACCGCTCCAATCAGCGACATCTGGACAGGGTGATCCTTTAGCTCGTACCAGCGAGCAAGTTGCCTGTCTAATGCAATGTTTCCTGTCTGCATCATGACGGCAGCTTATCAATGAGCTTGCTGATGGATGATGCGAGATCGTCAGTTGGCGCGGCCTGCTCCTTGGTGAATGCGTTGACGCCGACATGCTTGCCAAGCAATTCAAGGTTGCGCGTCTTGTCTGGCCACTTAACCTTTTTGGTGATGACCTCGTTATCCCCTGAGCTGATTAGCTGGATGTCGATGGCGCTTAGCGAGATACGCCAGGCTTTCGGCCATTGTTTGATTGGAAGGAAGTCACCAGCGTCAGTGAGGATGTCTGCGACGTCTAGCTGGTCTATCTCATGGAGACGGCGTAGGACGTAATCAGCGTCTATTTGAACGCGCTCAGTGCGCTCTGCTTGCAGCTTTGCAACAAACTCCTGGATCTCAACTTTGCTCAACAGTCTGCTGGCCATCCTGTCGGCTGTTTTTGGGCTGTATCCTGCCCGTGTCGCCGCCTGTGTGGCGTTAAAGTCCTTTATGTACTCTTGGCAGAATGCCTCTTGCTTAGCAGATAATCCCACAACTCAATGCCCTCAGCATAAACGCACCTAATGCGCAAGATCATTGTATGTTGTTTTGCGGATAAGTTAAAGGCGCCGAAGCGCCTTGTTATGCCTGACCATTTCGAGCGCCTGCTCGTGATGGTGTTGCTGACCATTTTGGTGACATCAGCGAAATGGTAGTTCCACTCTATTCATCTTCAACAACCGCGCCATCCAGCCAGGTGATGCCCAATGCGTGGAGGTCGTCTGTCAACTTGGCGCGGAACTCGGCAATGTTGCGCTCCATGAGTTGTAAGTCTTCGATGCGTTGCTCGATGGTTTTGGTGGGGATTGGTTCGCAGTATTGCGGTTCAGTGGTTTCCGATTGCTCAGGCTGCTCGCTGACGATGCGATAGGCGATGATGTCGCCTGGCAGACCCTTTGACCACCGCAAACCAGCCGCGACTGAATTTAGAAGCTCATGACCTGACTTTAATCTAACATCTACGACACATTGCGCTCACCACCACACCACTCAATCCACCCATCATCCGCCTTCACCTCAGCAACAGCCGCTTCATACTGCTCGCGTGTTACGATGGTCTGGTGCCAGTTTCTGCACAGCTCTGGTAACCTGACCATCAGCTCTCTAATCAGTGAACCACTAAGGCTATCCCAATAATTCACACCGGAATTGCGGAACGGCTTACTTGTTTCATAAAATCGAACATGCATGGTGTCTTTATTCTGCGCCGCATACTCAGCGCCTTCCGGCCACTGGATGCCAGTCTCTACCATCAGCTCAAGCAGTGTCTTTTTCTGTGTCGCCATTTGTTATCTCCTGGTTATTGTTTGGTGCCGGTTACCCATTATCAGGCGCTTAGGACTCCGTGACGCTAGTCACCATTGAGCTAAGCGGATTTGTTGTTGTGGTGGCCGGTGCTGAACTCAGGCATGACCGTCTTTTAGTGACTGCGTTTACCACTGTCGACTCGGGCGGTCAGTAACGCTGCACCACTCACTTTGCGCATCATCCTGCGCATTCACCACAACTAGCTGCGCTCTATAGGATTGATCGTCATCCTATTTGTTTGCCGCCTAGACGATTTATCGGCAAGTAGAGCGCATGTGGTTGTGCTATCGTCGCTCTATCTCTCGACAGTGCTAGAGAATGCCTTGTTTTGTCGCTATGCCAACCACCTGTAGTGGTCTGCTTTGGCGTCTGAGCTGTCAGACTCGCGTGGCACCGCAATAGCTCCTTTTGGCTGTTGAGCTACTTTATTGGCTGAACTACGCTCAAGGCAAAGCGTTATCAGTAGCGACATAATTGCAAGTTCTACCATGCTGAACTCCTTGTCGCAGAATGCCGTCTGTTCCGGCTGCCAAGATTGACCACCTCCTTAGATGTGACCAACACTATTATTGTACAATATCGGTTTGATTTTGCATCTTCTTTTCTTCAACAAGATGCGCGATGAATGCTGCTCCGATTGCGCTGATCTTCCTGCTGCCGTCCTCCCATTTTGTGTAGGTGCGGCGGTTTACGCCAAGAACCTTGATAATTTGAGCTATTGTTAGGCCAAGGAACTCCCTGGCCTCTATCACTTGTTGGCTGGTCATTAGTTAACCTGGAATTCTTCGCCGTCGAACTTTTCTGCGTGAGCCTTAACGTAGGCGTCCATAAAGTCCTGATCTGTGCAAGGGGCGAGTTGGCTGTGCAACTCTTCACGAATCTCGTCATCCATAAGATTTACTGCCACATCAAAGTCAATTTCCTTGTCGTTCAGGATTACAGTGCTCATTTTCTTATCTCCTTGCTGTGCTGCCCTGTGCTGCACTTGATTAGATTCCGTAGCAGGTGGTTGAAAGAATGCGAGCGCTGTAGTTGTCGTTGCGCGCCCAAGATTTGAGGGCAAATGGAACTGATGAAGCGAGCACATACCAGCTGCGGGCCACAGCATCCCATTTTGCGCCAGCCTTCTTTGCCTTGTCTTTCTGGCTGTACGGGACGTCAAGATATATAACACGAGCCGGCTTAGATGCCTCTACGGCGGATTCCGCCTCGCGCTTGAAGCTGGCGTAGACGCGACGCAGTGCTTCGGCGAACGCAGCGCGGTATGCCATGGTGTAAACCATCATAATGTTGCGGGCTACGTTGTGTGCCTTGCTGAAGAGTTCTGACTTGTTCATTTTATTATCTCCTGTTGTGGTTGGCGTCTTGCCTTCCGATGGTTTAAATATACGCCCGCCGGGCCTGTCGTGCAAGCTGATTTACTGCTTATTTTTGATTTGCGTCACAGTTTCTGCATGTTTGACATAACGTGACCCACGTCCTGACTTCTGGCAACCTCGCTGCTGCACGTCCACCCAAGCGACACGACAACTCCAATATCGCAGTCCGTGAAGCAGGCCCAGCGCCAGGTGTTGATTAGCTGCCAGGCTATATGTTCCTGTGTAATCTGCATGGCCTTACCTCGCACCATTTCTTAACCTTGCCTTATATTCAGACTCGATGCTAATCAGCTCATCTTTTGTCCACTTTCTAAGCTTTGGCGCTGACTCTATTGATTCAACCTGCTCTAACCCTATCCTTTTGATGAGCTCGACTTTGTAGCTACCAATGTTACCGCTCAACCAGTTGTTACATATCGAGCAGGACGCATGAACATTCATTTCATCAAATCTAAGTGATGAGCAAGCTCCTACACTCCTGTAATGTGATGCGTGGCGTTGCCTGCTCCCGTCATCTGGATGCCCGCAGCTAACACATGGCTTTCCTGCGTCTCTTGCTCGTATCCACGCATTGAATGCTGCTTGCGCTCGCTTCATCCAGTACGATATCGGCTTTACATCCATCTTGCGCTTCATGTTTGCCGCCTTCTCCTGCTTTCTCTCAGCCTCTCGCGCCTTCCTGGCTGCCGCAGCCTTCCGCTTTGCTGCAGCTTGAGACTTGGCAATGGCAAACTCCACAGCGTGGGCATGGCAGCAAAACCAACCAGCAGGGGTTTTAACTCCATCTCCTGCTGGCTTGTATTCGCTACACTGCTTGCACTTGCGCTGGATATTCGCCACAGTCACTACCTTTTGCTGTAAGCATGGACTTTGCGTTATGGATTGCAATCTCGCCAGCCAGCCAGGTGATTCCCTTAGCTGTAAATCTGCTTTCTGTGTATGCGTGTTCGTTTTCAGCTACGCCAGCGCGTTGAATGAATCGTCCTGCATCGATGTGGTGCGCGTAGGCAGTTAGTTTACCGCCAAGGCGGTACATGATTGCATTGTCGAGAAGGAATGTGCGGAACACGGACTCCTTGATGTCTAGCATCTTTGCCGCCTGCCTGAATCCATACGTTCCTGATGAGTCAACGTAGCGATCAACGAATTCAGCCTTGGGTGCTGCGATTGCCAACTGCTCTTGAGACTGCTCAAGCTCCATGGCCAGGCGGCCAGCTTCAAGCAGTGCTGCTGCGTATGTCTGAGGTATTTTTGGTGCTTGATTTGATTCCAACTCCTGCCATCGGTCAACTATTGCGGCTGTAAGCTCAGGGCAGTTTTGCGCAACGAGAATCAGGCTATCGCGCTTGTTTAGGCGGTATTCGACGTAGGTATTGTTCAGGTGGGTGAACTCTTGCGCCGCAAGGGTTCCGATAACTCCTGATGCCGCTAGCCGTTCTGCTGAGATTTTGATGTTGCTGTGTTGCTTGCTAAGCAGCTCCGCGATCTCTCGCGTTCCCATCGTCATTTCGCCTGACATTGCAATCAGTTGATTCATGAAAAACTCCAAAAAAGAAACCCCCTCGATGTTGGAACGGCTGCGAGCACAGCACCACCGAGAGGGTTGATATCTTGCTCGTTATGTCTTCGGCTTCTGGCCTGCAATCTGCTTGGGTTCCACGCCTCGCAGATGGTTCAATTATGGACTCTATTTTGCTGATGTCAAACCAATTCCACGCTTGAATGGGACGCGGATTGATGGGCCGATCTTGCATGCTGGGAACAGCACGAAAGTACATCCGAAGTTAACGCCTGATTTCTTGGTTATGCCGTCAGCCTCGTAGAAGTTATAGCGCCCATCCGGCTCATAGATGATCACATCATCAGACAGCAGATCTCGCCACCATCCGGTAAGCGGCTCGTATGGCAGCAGCATCATGCCTTGATTGCCAAGCACCGATTGCACATCTCTGGCAAACTTGATGAATCTGAATTTATCGTCGAAAGGCGGATTGCACCACCAATCATCTGGCCAGAGAGTCGATATGGCATCGACACCAATGATGTTACATCCAAGCAAATCATCCCCATCAGTGAACGAGTAATCTGGCGGAACGATGATGTTCGTGCATTTCGCGGTCTTCGGCAAAGCTGCAACGTCGCACCTGAACTCCCGCCCATAAAGCGCCTTGGCATCAGCAAAGCACTCCCAGGTTGTCGCCCACAGATTCTTGTCGCTGTCTGCCGTTTTCTATTTTACCAAGTTAACCATTGTCCATCTCCTGCGTAAGTCTTCTGTATTCGCTGTCTCGCGGATTTATCAGTGCGATTCCTCGCTCACTGCACCATGCCTCGTGCCGCATCAGCATGGCCACCCGCTCGCCTTTTGTGGCCGGCCTCATGCCATCCCTGCCAGACCTGCTCCAGCTCAGCCTCTCGCCGTGTTTGTCGGTGTAGCCGTGAAGCGCCGTAAACAGCTCGTGGGCGTCTTCCTGGTTGAAAGGGCGACTACCGTATTGCCTTTGGCTCTCAAGCGGCCCTAGAGGCATTGTAGCGCCCCTGGCGGCCATCCACTGCGCCGTTGTCGCCATCCACGCCCGCCAAAGTCTGGCGGTTGACCATTTGCCGGTGTTACCTGGCTGCACAGTGACGAGCGCAACATGGCTCTTGGCTATCTCGTCCTGGATAGCTTCCATGGCCTGGTCGATATTTCCGAACGTGACCATGATTTCAGTCATACATAACCGCCTTGATAAATTCAGCCGCTACTTCCGCATTGATGGCGTTACCATAACCCCGCAGTCGTCCCACTCTGGCGGAAGCCCCTGTAGCCAGCGGGAATGTGCCGGGTTCAACTGGCCGCCACTTGCCATCTTTGCAGCTGATCCAGTCAGCATCTCTCCAGAAACTGTCTGCGCCATCTGTTTCAAGCTCATCCCGCCTTGCAAACCTGGCTGCATTTTCGCTCCAGTCCCGTCGTTGGCTCTCGGTGTTGGCCATCCTGCCAATGTCGCCACTGCTGATAATGGCTTCCCCCTGGAGTGAGCCCATCGCTGGATGTTGAATTTGTCCGTCGCAGATTCGCTGCGCCAGCCCCTGGCTGCTGGGGTAGGCCACCCAGTAGAGGCGCTGGCGGATGTGCGGGGCACCGAAGCCCGCAGCGCATAAATCTGTCGCCCAGCTGGCGTAGTCCGCTCCTTCCAAGTCAGCTTGTACAAGGTCGAGCCAAGCAAGGCCGTCCTTGCTTGCAACTTGCTCGCCCATGACGCATGTAGGGCGGCATTGCTCGATGAGATGGAAGAAAGCCGGCCATAGGTGCCGCTGGTCAGCAAACCCAGCTCCTTTGCCTGCCGCGCTGAAAGGCTGGCAAGGGCAGGATCCAGTCCAAATTGGCTTTTCGTCTGGCCATCCAGCTCGGCGCAGCGCGTAACTCCAGACACCAATTCCTGCGAAGAAATGGCACTGTGTATATCCTTTGAGTTCACTTGGCTTGACATCTTCAATACTCCTTTCATCAACATCTCCTGGCGCTATGTGCCCAGCTACTATAAGGTTGCGCAGCCATTGCGCCGCAAATGGATCAATCTCGTTGTAATATGCCGTCATGTCATCGTCACCGATTAGTAGTCAATTCCAGCGTCAAACAGCTTGGCCTTTAGCCTGCGGATCTCAATGTCTCTCGCCCTGATGGCCTTCTGGTAGCCTCTCGCGATTACCTTCCAGTCTCGCTCTGTGCCAGACCTTGAAGCATAAAGGTCTCCACCCTTGCGCTGCGAGATCTTGACCACATCCTCCAGGGTCTTGCATCCAGATATCTGGCTTCGCTTGTTTTTGCTGACTGAGCTCATTCCTTCCACCTCGCGCTATAAACATCACAAGGCAATCAAGATTGCCAGCAGCGGGATGAATATCGGTGCGGTTAGTATGTCCATAATTACTCCTGCTTCTCCCATAACAGCTCGAATTGGTCGAGCGCTGCGAGTCTGCGGTCGGATGCCATGCGGTGAGAACTATTATATGACTCGAAACACTGCCAGCCATTTATCAAATCGTCGAACGCATCGTCATAATCAAAGGTTGCTGCTGTTTCATCGTTCTTAACAATTATACGAGACATCCGTCCGTCCACCGGATCTATCCCACGGTAACACCGCACAACGTTGTCCATCTTGATCATTTCTCTTCTCCTTGGTTGCTTTCGATTTTGGCTTGATTGCCAATCCTGAACCTTGCCACGCCATCAGCCATCAAACCCACCTCGCTTGTATGGTTTCCTGTTGGCGGATGCAGCCTCTTCGGCATTGGCCCGCATGGTCTCCATTACGCTCTCATCCAATGGGATGATTTGCCCGGCATGGAAGCCTGCCACTGCAGTGCCTGACTCACCGTGTCGGTTCATCCGCAAGATCATCTCGATGGTGCCGGCATATGGGCTGTCTTCGTTATAGACCTCATCCCGATAGAGACCGATCCACATGTCGCAGTCCTGCTCGATCTGGCCAGTGTCCCGGCTGTCTGATGGCATGGGCCGCTTGTCGTTGCGACTTTCCAGGTTGCGATTGAGCTGGGTCAGCAGCAGCACCACGCCATCGATCTCCTTGGCCAGCGCCTTGAGCCCCTTGGTGATGAGGCCATAGGCCAGGTCGTTACGCTCGGCCTTCTCGGCTTGCATCAGGGTCAGGTAGTCAACGGCAATCAGGCTCAGCTTCACCCCGTCGGCCCGCAGGCGACGGACTTCGCGTTGGATATGGCTCAGGGAGATCCCCGGGGTGTCGTCGATGAACAGCTGGCGATCCAGGGCAACCCCCATGGC